CTGTAGAAGCAGACAGCAAGGGGATGCACTCTATTCCGATAGCCCTTGCTAACATTATTCTTGAGCAATGGACTCAAGCGATTGTAGGAACACCAGCCCCTTTAGACGAGAACTTGAACGGTGGAGGGCCGTAGGTGGTGGGATAGATGAAGACGGCAATGTGGTGAAGGAACCCTGGACACTTATGAAAGTCAGAATGATAGATAATCTATGCCAGAGGTATAGTTGCTTACCGTCGCAGTTATTAACGGAAGATATCAGTTTACTGTTTGAGATTCATAATGTGACCACCTTGGCAGGAGATCACGAATCACAAGAACATCAGCAACTTAGCCCAGAACAGTCTATGGCTCAAAACCTAGCGAATCTGTCAACGAGTATGTGATATGGCAAATGAAGTAATCATCAAAGTAAAAGCCGATACCGATAAAGCAGAGCGTGGATTTAAGGATGTTGGCACTCGCTTACAGAGCCTTACCAAACACGCTAAAACGGCTGGTGTCGCCTTTGCAGCGATAGGCGTTGCTGGTACTGTAGCCATCAAATCATTCGTTGCTGCTGCTATGGAGCAGAGGAGGGCTGTCTCTACTCTGGCTGCAGGTGTAAATAACTTAGGAATCAGTTTTGCTTCTGTCGAAAAACGGATAATGGATACGACCAGTGCGCTCCAAAGGAAGACCAACTTTGGAGACGAGCAACAGATAAGAGCATTGGCTTTAATGGTTCCGATTCTTGGCTCAGTAGACAAGGCTCTGGAGGCATTGCCAGCCGTTATGGATGCTGCTTCAGCATCGGGTAAGAGTCTTGAAACTGTATCCGGAACTCTCACAAGAGCATTGTCTGGTCAGGTTAACCAGGCGATAAGTATTGGGATGAACTTTGATAAGACTGCTGGGTTTGGAGAAAGACTTGCTAAGGTTCTTGCTGCTGTAGGGGGTGCTGCAGCAGCTAATAGAGACCCGTTTATAGGATTGAACATGGCGGTGGGAGATTTGAAGGAAACGCTTGGGGAAGGGCTTCTGCCTGTATTGATTCCTATTGTAGAGAAACTAACAGAGGTTACTGCAGGGTTAACTACTATGCACCCAGAGTCGGTGGAAGGGGCTGGTAAATTTATTCTCCTTGGCACAGCCCTTGCTGTTGTTCTTGCTGGGCTTGCTGCACTTGTAGTCATTTTTCCTGCGGTTCTTACTGGGCTTACTGCCATCGGTGTGTCTGCTGCTGCTGCTGCTGGTGTTGTTGGAGTTGGTGCATTAATTGCAGCACTGTATGGACTTGGACAAGCATGGGATGCGAACCTTTTTGATATAAAGGGTAGAACAGAAACAGGGTTGAAGGGGATGCTTAATGGCTTTGGACGTTTCTTTCAAGGTATGACCCTGCCTCTCGACTCATTGATTACTAGATTTAACGACATAGCTGGAACCCATATACCCACACTATCTACTGCGTTGGATAAATTAGGAAATAAGCATATAGACTTTGGCAGGAGAGTTCAATACGCAGAAGATCGGTCTAGGTTGTTATGGGATACCTACAAGAGGAGTCTCCCAGTTGGAGCCGATTGGGGGGATGGTGGCCCTCCAGACATGACTGCACCAAGTCCTTCTGTCGCCTCTGCACTTCCTTCCGTTGGTGGTATGGGTGGTGGAACTGGAGGTGGTGCTGGAGGTATTTCAATCGCTACTGGTGGCGGTGGCGGAGGCAGTGGAGGATGGGGCGGGTATGGCAACCTTAACGATGCCATGAAGATATTTGCAGACCCCCGCTCTGAGAGTGGTGATTGGACTGCTACTCAATTAAAGGCAACAGGTATTGGAGGGGTTTGGAACGATGAATTTGGCAGGGTTACAATGCCAAGAACAACTAAGGCGAAACTTGAATTAGCTGGCAGAGATATAGGTCTTTCCATTGGAAATACGTTCGAGGATGATATGGAAAATTACGAAGGAATATAGTGAGTTATGGCTTGGACTTTATCGTTTCAGAATGACACGACAACCTTAGACCTTAATGATGGTACGAACTACACGGCCATGATGCCGTTTATGGCCCCTGTGCCTCAAAGAAGAACAGCCGTTGGTGGTCAGAACCTTGCCAGACATGGGAGCGATATTACGCAAAGGGTATATAACAACAGGGCAGTACAGGTTACTTTGCTTATAGGCGGAACGTCTCAAGACAACTTGATTGCTAATATCAATGCTATCAATTCGTTAATCGAGAGGGCTGCTGAGTATAGCGTAACAGGGCTAGGTAGTCAGGTTATACTCCGCAGGAAGTGGGAAGGTGCTACCAACCAGGTAGACTTCCACGTTCTTGATGGAAGCCTAGCTATCGGAGATGAGTTCTCTCCAGTGCATAGGATCAACACTAAGATAGCCAGGGCTTCACTAACCCTAGTCTGTAAGCCTTTTGCTTATGGTGCAGAAGAAACGATAGAGAACTATGTGCAGAACGCAGGGTTTGAACTATCAGGAACCGCACTTGGAGATTGGGGAGAAACCAAGACAGCTACAGGAACGACCACAAGAGACACGACTGTCAAAAAGAGTGGAGCAGCTTCTATGAAGTTGGTGATGACGGACTCAGGAGGAAGCGGTCAGGTTATAGAACGCAATCAAACTCTTACAGATGTAGATGCTGCTGAGGTCTGGTCGTTTCAGTGCTGGGTTCGGGTGGATGCTTTAAGCAACTGCAAGGTAGTTATGGAGTTGGATTACAATACTGGAACAGATGTTGAGGTATCCACCACAACCGTTAATGCCAGTGAATTCGTTAAGCTAACAGCCAATAATAACACCGTACCAGGTAGCGTGACCCAGGTTATTGTGAGGCTGCGCCTTGAAGCTACAGCAGCAGATGCTACAGGAACTGCCTATATAGATAACGTGATTGCCGTTTTAGCTTCTGCCGTTCCTACAGGGTGGGCAAGCAGTAGAAACATAGGGAATCACAATGATGAGACTGCACAGACAGATTGCAACTATATAGACTTTGCTGATACTGGTGGTGATGTTCCTGCTGAGTTGCAGTTGTTGGTTACAGAAGCACAAGCCCACACAGAGTTCTGGTCTGGTGCTAGACATGGGAGCCAGGTAGGAGATGACTTGTGGGTAGAAGGTGAAGCAAACGATGCTGCAGCAAACGTCCAAGCACAGTCTGGGTATACGTTCACAGTCAACGGAACGAGTTCATCTTCCTCCGAAAGTGCAGGGGTAGCAAGGCACGTTTATGTAGAAGTAAGCGGGAGTCCTTCTACCTATTTAGCTGCAGATACATACTACCGTCTTAACTTTGATTTTGCCTCGCCTCCCAGGGGAACTTATAGGGTTCTTGCAGGAGTGCGGATAGGAGAATCTTCTGGTGGGGGTAATACTCATGCTGCTGCTTCTTGGACATGGGGTATGAGTTACACCTATGGAGACGTTACGCTGTTGGATGATACGAACCCTGACACAGCCAGTTTTATCGCTATGGACGCTCAGACAATATCGGCAGGAAACTCCAGTGTCAGAAACATTTTGGACTTAGGAACAGTGACGATTCCACCTATAAATACTCCTGACAATATGACTGCTGCTACGTTTACGCTCAAGATATTTGGTGGATGGACTGGAGGAGCAACAGACCAGACATCTGCTAACCAAGACCTGGACTGGTATCTGGATTTCGTGTTCTTGCTTCCGAATGACCGTGGCAGTAACTACACTACAAAGACGAGTGGTACTGATGTTATTCTGCTAGATTCATTCAGCAAGGCCAAGGGTCTATACCTTGTTGATGCTTCTAATATAGTGCAGAGCTTTCCATCGTCTCAATTAGGTCGTTCTCCAGAACTGCATCCAGAGGGTACTCGCATTTATATATTAGCGAAAAACAGCGACGGTCATACGATAGCGGACACGTTTACGCTAAAGCCAACTTATAGGCCAAGGTTCTTGCAAGTGATGGGAGCATAATGGCCCTTGAGATACGGATGTATGACGGCAACCTAACATCTCCCACTCTATTGGATGACCTAACAGATAGAGCCAGTAAGTTGCAATTTTCGACAGCACTGAACGGGGGCTTTAAGGTCTGTAGGTTTAATGTATCTATGAGAAGAGAAGAGGCATGGCTCTGGTTGTCCAGGGAAGGGAAGAAGGGCAGACACTTTAGTCGTGTCACTGTTCACGACGGCCTGACCTTAGTTTGGGAAGGTCGGGTTATGGAGGTTCAGTTAAATATCCAGATGGGTGAAGAAAGCGTAACCGTAGTATGCTATGGGTACTGGAATGCTTGCCGTGACCAGTTTTACAGTATGGCAGACCATACAGATTGGACAGCAGGAAGTGGTCATTTTATCCATGAAATTATTGCGGAAATGCTTACCGAGGAATGTCCGGATATCAACAGCGACCAGAGCAATATAGCAGAAGGAACTGTAGACTTTGTTGGACTCAACTACACGACTAATGAATATCCGCAGACTCGTATAAATGAATTAACTGCCGTTTCCGATGCAGATCATGGGGTATGGTTCTTTGCTATATGGGACGACAGAAAGCCTTACTTATTTAAGAGAACTGTTGCGAAAATAGATTGGCATGTCTGGCTTGATTCGTTCCAGAACTTGAGTCTAGACCAGTCTGCAGTAGAGTTAAGGAATGCCATTCTGCCGTTCTCAGGAACCACGGAGAGAAGCACGGTTACAGATGCAGCCAGCTTGTTGTTGTACCCACGGAGAGAAGAAAAGTGGAACCTCCCCACTGGAATCGGGGCAACGCCCGCAGAGGATGCTGGCACTATGCACGTTACAGAACAGGCATATCCCAGGCAAAAGCAAGCGTTCTCAATCAATGGGAGTGTCTATAGGACAACAGCGGATTCGGGCGGTAAGCTAGAAGAAGTTCCTAAATGGTTTATCAGGGCAGGAGAGGTTATACGCATTCAAGATTTAGTTCCTGCTTCTGCTGCTTTAGCCCTTGATGATGTCCGCACCTTCTACATCATGGAAACGGTTTACGATTACGACACAGACTCATTACAAATACAGCCGGACAGGCGTTCACGCAAGCTATCTACTATCTTGCCAGGACTAATGACGTTAGAGCAATAAAGGAGGTTCCCATGTTGAAGATATTGATGAAGTTGTTATCTAAGGATAAACGTGCCATGATAGAACTGGCTTTGCGGATGGTGGACAAACTGGACACCCCGCAGGAAAGACAAGCTGTTGCCGAGTGGGGGCTAGAGGCGTTCAAAGACGGATATTTGTCTGTGCCAGAATGGGGACAACTGGGTGGCAAATTAGGGATTTTGACAAGCCCTAAGGCGAAGAACAACGGCGGGGGTAAGTCAGATGGTCGGTAAGTTGCGCCCTCAGATAATGGCTGCTATCCTTTGTGGAACCATTTTCGGAATTGTGGGTATGTGGATAGGGCTGGAGATGGGTGCAACTGAGGTAGTGACCGCCGTGATTGGTTCGGTATTTGGATTCCTTGGGGGAGTCTCGCTCAAGGTCTTAGAGCAGGAGTAGTCATATGCTTATAGCTGAGTTGTGGGTAAGTAGTTTGATAGCGATTCAGTGGGGGTGGTGGAAGTTCCTTGAGTCACCTCGCCGTACATATAACAAGGTTATCTATTACCGGGATAAGATCCTCAGCACGATAGAATATCTGCAATCCGAGTCTGCCAAATGGCGGGCACTCTTCACCACGGTACGCTTGCCCTATATATTCCTAACAAAGGGTCTTGGCGTTTCGCCGAATATGGCCGTCAGTATGCTGGTCGCGGGGAGTGCCGTCGGAGGTGGGGCTATAGCCGCAGAAGTCATGGAGGGTCGCAGCTTCAGTCGTGGTGACAGTGGTATTTATGCAGCAAGCGTTGTAGGTAACAATGCCCCATTAGATGTACCCACTAGCTATACTGATGGCGATAACACGTTGATGATAAGCCTCGGCTCAACCCCCGTGAGGGAGATCACCATCGAGAATGTCAGCGTGGGCAGCGTCTTTACAGGAAGTGCGCTCCCATCAGGTCAGCAGAACGTTGTGGATGTCGGGGGGAACGTAGTAACTGGGGGAACAAATACTAGGCTTGAAATAGGTCATCTGATATTTGAGAACTCACGCTGTAAGAAGTTAGAACTTATAGATATTAACGCTCATACCATAAA